ATACGGTTACTGTTACCTAACGGACATTCCAAAGGGCGGCGTGCTGCCCTTGATAATGACCGTTTACTGGAAGGCCTATGACCGCTTTAACCGATATTGGCGAACTCTCTATCAGCGACAGCCGCGAGGGCGGGAAAGATTACCTGCTACGACCTTCATTCGAGGCTATGACGAGGATCGGTACTCCGGAAGAGATTGTGCAGGCGTACGCCACTATCCACGGGAATGATGTCGCTCAACTCATTGAGGTGTGCGCAGGCACGCTGGGACGTTTTCCTTCCTGGCTATCCCTATCATTTAACCGAGCTGCTGAGAAGCTGTTATCAACGTGCATGCTGGTACTGCAGGCGTGTTGCGATGACGATCTGACGCCGATGATCGGAGAGTGGAAGGGGTGGCGGCATTGCGTCGTCTACCGACCCGGCCAGATGCCGAAGAACGACATCATCGTGCTGGCGCAGCACCTTATGCAGCACGGTGTCGTCGGAAAGGCAAAGGTTCGCCAACTGCAGCGCCACGAGACGGGTGAGCGCACTACAGAGTTTAAAGCCTTTGACTATATCAGCGCGGCACGTAGTCACTTTGATATGAACCGTGCAGAAGCCTCTCAGTTAACGATGACCGAATTCCAGATGCTGCTGGCCGCAAAATACCCGGACCAAAAGGGCTTCACTCGCGAAGAGTACGATGCTATCGCTGAAGAATATTTAGTTAAAAAAGCCAAGAGGCTCACAAAAAATACTTAGCGTAATCATGTGTTTTAATATTTTCCCATCACCATTTGTACTTTAGAATCACACGTCTCATGGTTAAAACGAGGTCGATAATGCAAGTATGTCCTAAGTGTGCATCTAACGTCACTTTCAGTGGCTCTGTCAGCTGTCTGTGCAACAAAGACTTTTGTGGGGGCCAGCGGTGCGGGGCTTCGGACTTATACCGTAAGTTCAAATGCGTGAATCCAGACTGTGGTGAAGAAGGAACCCCAGACGAAACACAAATTTATTTTAATGTGTATCGTGATAAGTAATTAAAAGCCAACTAAGTGGGGCTTCTTTTTAGCTTTTGATATTTTTTTTAATTAAACCTCGCTCAGGCGGGGTTTTTTATTGCCTGGAGAATGACATGGCAGGTGAAAAGAATGCCGGTAGCATCGTTTATGAAATCAGCGCCGACGTTGAGCCGCTGTTGCAGGGCGGGAAACAGGCCATTGATGCTCTGGACAAACTGGATGCTGCAGCCCAGCAGTCCGGCAAGGGAATGGATAACCTCGACCAGAGTACGTCCCATACCGGATCCGCATTTACTGAACTGGCTGGTTATGCCAACTCCATGGATAACCAGCTGCGCAAGCTGAATACCAACGTAAGCGGAATTGCCCGCGCTATGGAAGAGGCCCGCAGCGGTACCGGCGGTGCGAGCAGTGAATTCAGTCGAGCAGAATCCATCATTGAGGCGCTGGGTAACCAGCTAGCTGTGCTGGACGAAGCGCAGGAGAATGGCGCGCGTAGTGCCGCAGTTCTGGCTGCGCAGTTGCGTGCCGGGTCGAAAGCGACAGACGAAGAAAAGCAGAAGATCGGCGAATTGACCGGGCGACTGTTCGACATGAAAGGCGCTGCTGACACATCGATGGGCAGCAACAAGGGCTGGAAGTCCAGCATGCAGCAGGCCGGATATCAGGTTCAGGACTTCATCGTGCAGGTGCAGGGTGGGCAGTCTGCGCTGGTGGCGTTCGCTCAGCAGGGCTCGCAACTCGCTGGTGCATTCGGTCCTGGTGGTGCAGTCGTTGGCGCCATAATAGCGCTTAGCTCTGTGCTGGCTGGCGTGCTAATTACTTCTCTGAATGGCGGTAAGAACGCCATGGATGCGCTGAAAGACGCAGCTGAAGCGATGGATAAGGTTATCACCATCTCTCAGAATGGTGTGGCTGCACTGTCAGATAAGTACGCCAACTTGGCAAGAACTAACGCAGAGGCAGCAACAATTCTGAGAAATCAGGCAATTATTGAGTACAACGCTGCCATTGCGAAGATCCCTCAATCCATCAACGACGCGTCCAGTTCTATTGTTGGTTTCACCGACAAGCTGAAGACTTCATTCGTTGGCGGCATTGCGTCGATTGATGAATTTAATAAAAACCTTTCTACCGTCGGCGTAACCGCAGACACCTACTCGACCGCTATGGAGCAAGCAAGGAATGCCGGAGCGAAGTTCACGGTAAACGCTAACGCTATTCAAAACACCGTAACCACCCTTGCAGATAAGTTCGGCGTATCTGAGCAGCGGGCATTCGAGTTAAGCAAGCAGCTTTCTGATGTTGCCAATAATCCATCACCTCAGGCACTTCAAAACCTCGTTCTTGAACTTCAGAACACAGAAAGTTCGACAAAGTCGGGAACGGAAGCTGTTATTGCATTTTTGAGACCGCTGACTGAGTTGGTTGCTGTTGCTGGACAGGCCGCAATCAACACGGCCAGCATGAGAAATGAGATCGATAACCTTACCGCCGGACAGAAGAACCTGATCAAACAGTCTGAGCGCAACCTGGCACTGTCGAAGCTCCAGGGTGAGGCTCGCGCACGGTTACAGGCACAATACGCTGCCGAAGATGCCGGGTTTGCGAAGGATGATCCGCATGCCAAGCAGATGGAAGATGATGCTGCCGCTACGTACAAAAATACCCAAGCGCAGAAGACACTTCAGTCTGGGCAGAAGAAGGGGGCCTCGCAAGCTGATTCTATTGCCCAGAAGCTGGCTAACCTGAAGCAGCAGTCAGAACTTGCCGCCGACTCAACGAACAAGCTGAGCCGCGAGCAGGCCATCCTGGCTGCGCAGCAGTCGCTTGGGAAAGGCGCTACCAAAGAGCAACTCGCGCTGGCTGGTCGGTACGCCGCAACAAAATGGGACACCGCCAACGCCATTAAGGCGCAGGCTGCTGCGGAGAAACTTCTTCCTGAGGCCCGCGAGAACGCCAGCTATAAGCAGGATGTTGAGGATCTGAATACCGCTCTGGCTGCGAAGAAAATCAGCCAGGAGCAGTACAACCAGACTTCAGAAAGACTGGCGGCAACGCACCAGGCTAACCTCACGAAAATCCAGGCTCAACAGGCCGTGACGCCACAGCAGGAGGCGGTTGGTGGAGTTGATCCTGTTCAGCAGCTGGCTAACGAGAACGCGCGTAAGCTCGCGCTTATTCAGGCTTACGAGCAGCAGGGGCTGATTACTCACCAGAACGCCATGGCGTTACGTGCTGCAACTGATACGCAGTATGAGCGGGCGCGCATCGCTGCGCAGTGGGAGATATTCCGTAACCAGAGCCAGGCAAATGAGCTGTTGGCTGCTTCGGTTGATGGTTTCCAGAGCGGTGCGACGAACGCCATCACCGGTCTTATTAATGGCACCCAGAGCTTGCAGGAGGCGTTTGCGAACATTGGAACGACAATCCTTGGCAGTGTTGTTGGCGCGCTGGTCGAAATGGGTATGCAGTGGGCCAAGAGTCAACTAATGGGTCAGGCTGCCGCGGCTGCATCGCTGGCATCAACAATGGCGCAGGCTACAGCAGCAGCTTCCGCCTGGGCTCCAGCCGCAATGAGCGCCTCAATAGCAACGTATGGTACGGCTGCTGCTGTTGGTCAGTCTGCTTATGCGGGATCATTGTTAGCGGCAAAGGGAATGGCTATAGCTGGAGCTCGCGAGCACGGCGGTCCCGTCAGCGCCAACTCAATGTACCGAGTGGGTGAGGGCGGGAAGCCAGAAATCTACCAGGCCAGCAACGGCAGTCAGTACATGATACCGGGTGACAGTGGGAGGGTGATTAGCAATAGAGATATAGGCTCGAATAGTGGCGGGGCATCATTCAACCCGGTAATGAATCTTGTGATTAATACTACTGGTGGGGTTGGGGATGAAGAAATTTCAAGACTACGAAAGGCGTGGAACAACGACATGCTGAAGATGATGATTGATCAGAGTACACGACCAAACGGTATGTTGCAGGGCAGAAGAAAATAAGCGGCCAAATGACCGCTTAATGATCATTCAGGCTCTTTGGTTGCAATGTTAATCATTTCCATCGCAGATTCCCTGATGTATTCGAAGTGATGAGCTAAATCTCCTCCAGACGAAACCATTGCATCTGTCATCTCGGAAGTAAGCTTTTTAAGAACTCCCTGAGCATCCTTGTCCATTAAGGCAATCATATTTTGAATGACTATTTTTATGGCAAGAATATCTTTCTGGGCCTTGCTTACGTTATCCATACAGTTCCTATTGTTTGTGTGTGAATTAGCATCGTAATCATACTACGGAGAACCAAATGCCAGAAACATTCACATGGTCACCACAAAAAGGCTACTCAGTCGAACGCACGCCAAATGTAGCAGCGGTGAAATTAGGCGATGGCTACGAGCAGCGCCAGGTGAAGGGCATCAACCCGCTAATGGATAAATATTCGCTGACATTCACAGGCGTGGATGATGCGAAATGCTCAAGGCCGAATGCTGCGAAAGCTGCCGATACCTTCCTCAAGGCGCGTATGGCGGTGCAGTCGTTTTACTGGACGCCATCTGACACTGGACTGCAAAAATTGTTTGTTTGCCGCTCCTGGAGCATGACAAAGACCGGGCCGCTATACGAACTAACGGCCACATTTGAACAAGTGCCGAGGTAAAAGTAATCAGAGTTTTTCAATTTTGCGGACGTTAATTTCACGTCCTTTGGCTGTTGATTTGTTTTTAACTTTATCCCTGGCGATTGCAAGTGCAATGCTTTCGCTATCAGCTTCTACAGTCTCAGATGTAGTTGCAGTGCTTTTGCTGTTACTCAGTTTCGAATATTGCACTAAATCAAAATGAACCCTGTATCGAGCCATAATTTATCCTTATCCTAAATTTGAAATAATTTGATTAATCAATGAGCTAAGCACCCTTTAGCCCAGTTATAGCATAAACCTTAAAGGCTCACTTAACACCTGATATTGAAGCCGGCACCTGTTGGAGTACTTCCCATGCGCGACATACCAGCCAGTATGATTATTGAAAGCGTTGATGCCGGAGTCGGCGCTTTCATTGACCTTTTCGAAGCAGACCTGCAACCATATGACGGTGACCTGATCCGCTTCCATTCCGGTACCAATGGCTATTACGGGAATGTGATCTGGAAGGGAAACCAGTATCAGGCTTACCCGATAGCAGTTGAAGGTTTCGAGTCCAAAAACGAAGGGACCTATGCCAGGCCAACAATGGTTGTGGCGAACGTGACCGGTCTGATAACCGGCATCAACCACGACTTCGACGACATGCTCGGTGTTGTCATTACCCGCCGGCAGGTCCCAGTAAAAAATCTGGATGCGGTGAATTTCCCGAATGGTAACCCTGACGCTGACCCGACAAAGGAAGCTGTATCTCGCTATGTCGTCGAGGAGATGACTGAAGAGACGTTCGAACAGGTCACATACGAACTGGCGACGCCGATTGACTGTGACAACGCCATCATTCCGGCGCGAACAATCCTCGCAGACGTATGCCAGTGGCAATACCGGGGGCTTGGATGCGGATATGACGGGCCGCCTGTTGCAGACGAGCGTGACAACCCAACCACGGACCCGGCGAAGGACAAATGCTCTCACCGGCGTACCGGTTGCCGGTTCCGCTATCCCCGCCCTGAACCAATGCCAATAAGCAGTTTCCCAGGCTCTCAAAAGGTCTCCTGATGCAAGAATTACTCGATTATGCGGCATCGTCGCAGGATGAAGTGTGCGCGCTGATCCTGAATGACGAGCAAGTATTTCGCTGTCGGAATGTGCATCCTGAGCCCTGGCAACAATTCCGCATAAGTGACGATGACTGGCTTGCAGCGGAGGCAAAAGGGGAGATTACAGCGGTCTTCCATTCACATCCGCAAAGCCAGCCAGCGCTTTCTGGTGCTGACCGGCAGATGCAGGTGATGACTGGGCTGCCATGGTGGCTGGTATCTGACGGCAAACTGAAGAAATACAGGCCTGTGCCGCTACTGCTGGGGCGTAAGTTCGAGCACGGCATCATGGACTGCTACACGCTATTTCGGGACGCATACCATCTTAGCGGAATCGACCTGCCGGACTTCGTGAGGACTAACGGATGGTGGCTGCGGGGAGAGAACCTCTATTTGGTAAACATGCCGGCCAACGGTTTCTATCAGGTATCCATGCAGGACGCGCAGCCAGGAGACGTCATTATCAGGCAGCCATTCCCCGGCGCCGACCCTTGCCACTCAATGGTCATCCTTCATGACAACCTGGTGCTTCACCATGACCACGCCGGACACCTCAGCAGACGAGAACAAATGCGCCCGGCATACATCAAGCAGACGCATTCAATATGGAGGCACGAACAGTGCTCATCTTTAAATTTGCAGGCAATTTACGCCGATTTTACCGCCAGATATCCCTGAATGTTGAAACTCCCGCGCAGGGGTTACGCCTTTTGCTGGCGCAGGATTTCGAATTCAAAAAAGCCTTCCTCAATACAAAGCTACGGGTGCGGGTAGCGGGTGAAGATGTTGAGTCATCTGCGATGCAATGGCATCTGGACCGCCACCTTAAAGATGGCTCTGTGGTTCTGTTCGTGCCGGTAGTGGAGGGGGCGATAACCGCCGCTGCGGCCGCATGGATTGCGGTTGCTGTCAGCGTAGCTTCAGTAGCTTACTCGGTCTACATGTCGCGCAACATGAAAACAAAAACATCAGCAGAAGCAACTGAGACTAACACGATCACAAACAACTCATTTACCAGTGCAGAGAATCGGGTAGGCCAGGGCCGGGCGGTGCCACTTCTTTTGGGAGAAATGGAGGTCGGTTCGAACGTTATTTCTCTCGGTATCGACACAAGTAACAACCAGGACTGGACGGAATCAATTAGCTGAGGTGGCATTATGTCTTCAGGCGGCGGAAAAGCATCAACCCCTAAACTCCTCGACGATAACCTAAAATCAAAGCAATTTTACCGGGTGCTGGACCTTATCAGCGAAGGGCCTATCTATGGGCCCGTCGATCAGGAACACCTGTCATCTTTCAAGCTCAATAAGACCCCTGTAACTGACGCAGCAGGTAGTGTCAGCGTCAATGGCGTAAGCGTGGCCTGGCGTCCTGGGTCTGAGACGCAATCACCCATTAATGGCTTCTCTGCTATTGAAGCGACCACCATAGTAAACACTGAAGTAACCTATGATACCCCGCTGGTACGCACCATAACCGATCAGGATGTTACCCGGGTGCGGTTCAACGTTGGTGTGACCGGGTTGGTCGAGCAGGATACCAAAGGTAATCAGAAAAACACCTCCGTCATTCTGGTGCTGGAGAGCAGAACTGGTGCTTCGGGCTGGGTTATTGAAAAGACCGTTACTATCACAGGGAAGATGTCAGGCGAATATCTTGAGGCCCATCTGATTGATGCTCCGGATATTAAGCCGTTTGATATTCGCGTTCGCCGCATTACACCTGACAGCAGCAGCGATTTGCTGTCCAACGGCACTATCTGGAATAGCTACAGTGAAATCACTGACGACAACCTTAGCTATCCATTTTCAGCCATCGCTGGCGCAGTAATCGATCGCGACCAGTACACTGATACTCCAAGCCGCACTTATCATCTTCGCGGGCTGATTGTATCCGTACCAGACAATTATGACCCGATAGCCCGCACTTACTCTGGACTGTGGACAGGTGGCTTCAAGCAGGCATGGACCAATAACCCGGCCTGGTTGTTCAGAGAGCTGGCAAAGAATTCCCGCTTCGGACTGGCTAAACGTGCCGGCTATATAGATGTGGATGACGGTGCACTGTATGTGCTGTCTCAATATTGCGATCAGCTTGTTGATGATGGGTACGGCGGTAAAGAGCCCCGCATGACGTTAAATGCCTACATTACCGAGCAGGCCAGTGCGCGAGACATTCTCGACAAGATAGCGAGCATGTTCCGTGGAATTGCGCTGTGGGACGGCCTGCGCCTGTCCGTAATGCTAGACGCGCCACAAGACCCCATCGCGACAATCACGAACGCCAACGTTATGAATGGCGAGTTCAAGCGAAGCTCTGTAAAGCGCTCAGAGAAATACAATGCCGTTGTAGTGTCCTGGACTGACCCTGACAACGGCTGGGAGCAGGTTAAGGAGTACGTTTCCGACGATGAGATGATCGCCAAAGGAAACTACAACGAAACCACGCTGGAAGCATTCGGATGTACGTCGCGCGGGCAGGCGTGGCGCGCGGGCAAGTGGCTTCTTGAGACCGCCAAGCGAGAAAGCAGCAGACTGTCTTTCCAGATGGCGCGGGATGCTATCCACTTCACGCCGGGTGATATCGTTGAGGTCATGGATAATGACTACGCCGGAACTCGTCTTGGCGGAAGAATCGTTTCTCATTCCGGGCAAGTAATAACGGTTGATGCTGTGGACTCCTCGGTAGTTACGGACGGCTCCACTATGTCTATCATGGGGAGGGACGGAAAGTTCTCTCGCTATGAGATTGATGGAGTTAACGGAAACAACGTTACACTCAAAAACGAACCGGACTGGGTGAGGGCGGGAACTGTATTTGCCATTTCAACCGCAAGCGTGGCGATCCGCCTTTTCAGGATCCTGAGCGTTGCCGAAACTGAAAACAACTCCGTCTACAGCATCACAGCCTCATTGCACGACCCCAACAAACAGGCCATCGTTGACGAGGGAGCCGTGTTTGAGGTTCCCAGCGATACGTTGAACGGCTACCGCGTGCCTAACGTGGAAAACCTGCGCATCCTGAGCACAAACACCGAGACCGTCCAGGTTACAGCAACGTGGGAGACGGCCACCACCACCAAAAAGCTGGTGTTTGAGCTGTATGTCTACAGTGCTGATGGGAAACTGGTATCTCAGTACGAAACCGACCAGTTCCGCTACGAGTTTTACGGCCTGAGTGCCGGAAGCTATACGCTGGGTGTTCGCGGTCGAAATGAAAACGGGATGAAAGGTTCCGAAACTCAGGTGAGCCTGATTATAGGTGCTCCAAAGGCTCCTACCTCTGTTCAGTGGATCCCTGGGCCATTACAGGCCACTTTGGTGCCGGTTATGTCTGTAACGGCGACATCAGATACCTCTTTTGAGTTCTGGTATTCCGGCGAGATGCCGATCCCAGTATCCGGTGATATTGAGAACAAAACTCAATTCCTCGGGCGCGGGAATCAGTGGACCATTCAAAAGCTCAAGTTTGACCACGTCTATTACGTCTATGTCCGGACGCGCAACGCGTTCGGGGTTTCTGATTTTGTTGAGGCTTCCGGAAAGCCAACGGATGACTTTAGCGATATCACCGATGCAATCCTGGAGGACATGAAAGGCTCCGACACATTCAAGGACCTGATCGAGAATGCGGTGGACAGCAACGAAAAAGTTGCAGGCATGGCGGATGACATCAAAAAGCATGCCGACGAACTCGAGCAGCAGGCGAAAGACATCCAGGAGAACGCTGACGGGCTGGCGCAGGCAGAAGTGAAGATCGACGAGATTTCTGTGTCTATGGACGGCATGACGGGCGGGGTAAAGAACTCGGCAATTGCGATTATTCAGAATGGGCTGGCGCAGGTGGTAAGCCGTCGCTCGCAGACCGCCACGAACGCCGGGAACAGCGCCAGTATAGACCGAGTGGATACTACGATTGCCGATGCCAGCCAGGCGGTCGCGCGCGCGCTGGTCACGCTGGATGCAGAAGCTGGTGGCAATATCTCTGACTCTACGGACCTGACAGAAACACTTGCTGATTTCACCCAGGCATCGGCGACAAAAATTAACACCCTGACTGTTAAATCTGGCGAAAACAGTGCCGCGATAAACGTCAACGCACAGGCCATCGCAGATGTAAACGGTAACCTCAGTGCCATGTACAACATCAAGGTGGGCGTAACCAGTAACGGGCAATATTACGCTGCCGGGATGGGTATTGGCGTAGAGAATACGCCATCCGGCATGCAGTCGCAGGTTATCTTCCTGGCTGATCGCTTCGCCGTCACCACGGCAGCCGGAAACAGCGTGGCTTTGCCGTTCGTGATCCAGAACGGGCAGACATTCATCCGTGCCAGCTTCATTCAGGACGGCACCATTGAGAACGCCAAAATCGGCAACTATATCCAGTCGAATGATTATGTTGCTGGCTCCAAAGGCTGGAAGCTTGATAAAGGGGGAACGTTTGAAATTAACGGTGTGGGCGGTGGAGGAAGGATGCTGATATCCAGCACGCTCATTCAAATTTACGACAGCGACAACGTGCTGCGCGTCAGAATGGGGTTATGGTAATGCCACAGGGTTTGCAATGCTGGGACGGAGCAGGGCGTATTGCCGTTGATTTAAGTGATTATGCTATCCGCTATATTGGAAGCACAACAGTAACATTTGCTGCCGGGGAAACGGCGAAAGACGTTTCATTTTCCGGCATTACACAGGACGGTACATTTATATCTATTGTCACGGCTGGCGTTACTGCAAATGAATATTACTGCCGCGCTTTTAATGGCGGCTTCACTGCATTCTATTTACCGACCACTGGTAGTCCTGCATTCAGTTTCACAGTTGAGGTTTATAACTTTCAATGAGCGGATTCGAAGTTTATAACAGTGCCGGCAAGTTGCTCGTCGATTCGCAAAACAGATCTACCCTTTTTTATGATCAGCGTTCTCTGGGGCCTGTGACTGAAAAAGGATTTTACCGTGTAGACAGCCCGTTTGGTGACGGAAGCACGCTGGGATTTACCCAGCAACAATTCTGGAATGACGGGAATTTGCGCTGGCTTCAACTGGATGCAAATAAGTATGGTTTACCCGGCGCCGATCTTCTTGAAGATAATGCAGGGAGGATGATACGTACGACGCGAAATATTGGAATGCAGAGCGGTTACCTGGATGTATTCGACGCTGGTGGAAACCTTATCTGGAGTGCTGCATCAGCATCGAAAATGCCCAGGGTAGTTGGTTTTTTTGATGTGCCAGCGAGTTATGATCTGCAGAACAATACCTTTGCGATAAACCTCGGCTTTAACCCGTGGATTTTGGTTAACAACTGTCCGGGAAATCTGAGTGATGATGGTGGGGCGACTGGTTACTCAGGGATCGCTTTAAAATGGACTGGCTCACAGCTGCAGGGAAGGTATATATCCAAAAATCAGCGCAACTGGAGCCAGATACTGCAGGGTAGAGGGTTACGAATTCCCATCGCTCAATTTGTCGGAATTTGATACTGGCGGGACGCGTGGGTATTGAGTAGCGATCATGTTTTGCTTCACACCTTTTGCAGGTTCGAAGCGGTATACGACATCAAGCTTATCCGTTTTCTTATAACAGATGTTGCTGAGCCGCTTATTTATATGTCGGCTGAAAATGCCATTGCTGCTGTCTGAAATTACGTTAACTTCCCTCATAGCGCAGTCAATATTCACGTGAATATCTCCCCCAAGTGATAAGCGCGCCGCATCCACCGGATAATCCATTTTGAAGACATAGTCTCTGTCTTTATCGGCACAGCCAGCCATCAGCAAAAGTGCCACGGCAAATAATCGTTTCATTTCTACATTCCTGTATCTGCGGGAATATCCATTTTATTCGAGTTTAAAAAATAGTCAGATTGATAAGAGCGATCAATTTTACATTATTGATCGCTTTAAACGATCGTTATTATCGTGAGGTAGTTCATGCTTTATAACACTGGAACCATTGCTATCAACGGAAATACCGCCACCGGGACGGGCACAAACTGGACGGCACCGGCCAGCCAGGTTCGCGCTGGCCAGACAATTATCGTGATGTCTAACCCGGTGCAACTTTTCCAGATTTCATCCGTGAACAGCGCCACGTCAATGACGGTTACGCCTGCCGCTTACCCGGCGCTGAGCGGCCAGAAGTATGGAATTCTTGTGTCTGACATTATCTCAGTCGACGGCCTGGCACAGGCCATGTCGCAGCTCATCAAAGAGTATGATGAGAATATTGGCGCATGGGAGACGTTCGCCATCACCTCAGCTAATCAGAGCATCACCGTAACCATCAACGGCACCTCCGTGACCATCCCCGGCATCGGTAAACTGGTTCAGAAAGGGAGCAATGGAGCGACCCCGATTACGCAGGGCGGGACAGGGGCAACGAATGCCGATGACGCTCGTACAAACCTCGAATTAGGAACTGCTGCAACAAAAAATACTGGTACTTCAACAGGAGAAGTACCGTTAATTGGCACTCTGGGTTTTGGATTTGCCCAAACGGTCGATTACTACAACCAATACTTTGATCGTGCTATTTTTCTTGCGACTAACTCTCCACAGACGTGGTTCCCTGGGAGCCAGCAGGGAACAATCATCAATGTGGCCTATCCTTCTAACACACAATTTGTTTCCCGCTGGATGGGTGACACAAGCGGCAGAGCATTTTTCCAGTCAGTAGTTAACGGGGCGTACAGCAACGCAGCAGAAATTTGCATGATTGGTAAGAGCGTCACAGTAGATGGAAATGGATTTATCAAGAAGGCATCACCCATAGTTAATATTTTTGGGGATGGAAGTGCAGAAACTAACGAAGAATCCGATGGGGTAACCGTCCAGCGCATCGACAAGGGGGTATATCTCCTTGAAGGCTGCATGGGATTGAATTCAGATGCCGCCTGGGGTGGCATAGATGGAGGCTTTGAAATACCCTCTGATCGAAATAAGCAGCCTTTAATCTGGCTGGACTATGAGGTTAAGGCTGACGGTTCTATCTTGGTGAAAACCTACCACCGCACACATCCTTCAGCACCTGCTTTTGCCAGAAATGAACGTGACGGGATAAATGACGGAGAGCCTATTGATATCCCGTCAGATCAGTTCGTCAGCGTTCGTGTAGAAATGCCAGCAGACAGTATCTGGAATAAGAAACTTGATGCGACCAGAACTGAACTTAATGACGAGCCGGAACAAGCTGTTTAACAGATGGCTTAATTCTGCTCACCCAAGGCCATTGTCGAAAAATTTACAAAAGCCATAATTCGAAGCGTGAGAAAAGCTTAGAAGCGAAGCGGTGAAGCTTTAAACAGTCGCTTGAAGGGAGGTGGCTTGCGCACCCTGATAAATGAAACTACTGTATATAAAAACAGTGTTTAGGGTGTGCAATATGGAATTTATCAGGCCAACAGAACTGCGAGAAATTATCGCTCTCCCGCTTTTCAGTGACTTAGTACAGTGTGGCTTCCCCAGTCCCGCGGCTGATTACGTTGAACAGCGCATCGATCTCAATGAGTTACTTGTCGCTCACCCGAGCTCAACATACTTCGTCAAAGCCGCGGGTGATTCAATGATCGAAGCCGGGATCAGCGACGGAGATCTGCTTGTGGTGGACAGTTCGCGCACGGCTGAGCACGGTGACATTGTGATCGCCGCGGTGGAAGGGGAGTTCACTGTAAAACGCCTGCAGCTGCGCCCGACCGTGCAACTCAATCCTATGAACAGCGCCTACAGTCCGATTGTTGTTGGCAGTGAGGATACGCTGAACGTTTTCGGCGTTGTTACTTTCATCGTGAAGTCTGCGAGCTGAGTATGTTTGCGCTCTGTGATGTGAATTCGTTCTACGCCTCATGCGAGACGGTGTTCAGGCCAGATCTGAGAGGGCGGCCGGTGGTCGTTCTCTCGAATAACGATGGCTGTGTAATCGCACGCAGCGCCGAGGCAAAAGCCGTCGGGATAGCCATGGGCGAGCCGTTCTTCAAGCAAAAGGATTTATTCCGGCGCGCTGGCGTTGTTTGCTTCAGCAGCAACTATGAGCTGTATGCTGATATGTCTAACCGGGTAATGACAACGCTTGAAGAAATGAGCCCACGAGTCGAAATTTACAGTATCGATGAAGCTTTTTGCGACCTTACGGGAGTGCGAAACTGCCGGGACCTGACAGAATTCGGCAAGGAAATCCGCGCTACGGTTCTGAAGCGTACGCATCTTACCGTTGGTGTTGGCATTGCCCAGACAAAGACACTGGCGAAGCTGGCCAATCACGCGGCCAAGAAATGGCAGCGGCAGACCGGCGGGGTAGTGGATCTGTCCAATATCGATCGTCAGCGCCGACTACTTTCCTTGGTTCCAGTCGATGACGTCTGGGGCGTAGGTCGCCGCATCAGCAAGAAGCTCAACGCCATGGGCATCAAAACTGCGCTGGACCTTTCTGAACAAAGCACGTGGATTATTCGTAAGCACTTTAACGTGGTACTCGAGAGAACGGTCCGGGAGTTGCGCGGCGAACCTTGTCTTGATCTGGAGGAGTTTGCGCCGGCAAAGCAGGAAATAGTCTGCAGTCGGTCATTTGGCGAACGCGTCACCGAGTACGAACAGATGCGACAGGCTATCTGCAGTTATGCGGCTCGTGGTGCTGAAAAACTACGTGGTGAGCACCAGTATTGCCGTTTTATCTCGGCGTTCGTGAAGACGTCACCCTTTGCCCTAAATGAGCCATATTACGGCAACAGTGCGTCAACGAAGCTTCTCACTCCTACTCAGGATTCACGCGACATTATCAACGCCGCTGTAAAATGTCTGGACCGAATCTGGAAGGATGGCCACCGGTACCAGAAAGCCGGCATCATGCTCGGTGACTTCTTCAGTCAGGGTGTGGCCCAGTTGAACCTATTCGATGAGAACGCGCCGCGGGCTGGTAGCGAAAGCTTGATGGAAGTGCTCGATCACTTGAACGCGAAAAACGGGAAAGGAACGCTCTATTTTGCCGGGCAAGGCATTCAGCAGCAGTGGCAGATGAAACGTGAAATGCTTTCGCCAAGATATACTACGCGTTTTAACGACCTTCTTAAGGTAAGGTAGCTCGCTGATTTAACTTAAGTTGCATAGACATTGTTTCTTGAATCTACATTGTAAAACCATGGGAAATTGATATTATTCTAATATTATGGACAAGGAACCGTTAAGTAATTTTTAATAATTGAGGAATAGGCCGTGACTGATTTTTTATCAAGCAATAACTGGCAAGGAATTGGTGTGATTTGTTCTTTGGTAATGGGGGTCTTTGGTCTTTTTTTTACAAGATATTTTGGTCGAAGATTATTTAAAGCAAAAAATTCTAAGTTCTCAAAGAAGACAGAAAACCCAAAGGAACTGATTGAAGGCCAAACGACTACGCTTTACGGTAAAGTTAGAGACGAAGTGTTTCCAGGGCCACCTAACTATGAGTCTATCAATAATGGTGACAAACCCCTATTTTACTGGATTCTCTATGTAAATGAACCAATTAGCTTAATAGGCCGGAGTATTGAAGATAATCAGCCTTATGATAAAGGAAACTCATGTATGTTTCAATTATGCCTCACGGAGAATATTTATGATGAACGTTTAGATATTCTCGGTAAATATGTTAAGGCTGAAGGTGAAATATTCTTGGGTCATACGGGTTATCACAACACCAAAGCTCTACTTAATGTTCGTTCCATTAGGATTATTAAGTAAAGGTTGTATTAAATCTATTCCTTCGTTATTAGGATTCCCCACAGCACGCGTCACGGCGTGCCATATAAACTTTTCTGCCGGAACGGAACCGTCGGCTGCTATCTCCTCAGCTTCTTTCCCGCCAATATCTTGCCGCATCCACTCCCTGGCCGCTTCAGGTGACAGAACCAGCGGCCGGCGGTCGTGAATGTCGACCAGACCCTTATCAGCTGCAGACGTCACTATCAGAAAGCCCTCTGCTTCGTCTCCTCGCTCGAACGGTGTACTGCCGATCGCCGCCATGAATATTGGCTGGCCGTCGGCCCGGTGGATGAAGTAGGGTTGTTTCTTGTCGCCTTCTTTTTTCCATTCGAACCATCCATCGGCAAAGCAGATCGCCCGACCATGCTGCCACAGCGGTTTAAACATTCGGCTGGTGGCCGCCGTCTCGACGCGCGCGTTTATCAGTGGCGCTTTATCCCACCATCCTGGCGCATATCCCCAAAACACCGGATCGAGGTGAAGTTGCTCGTCGCGTTCGCTCAACAACAAGACTTTTGTTCCTGGCGCGACGTTGAAACGTCCAATTGGTTCCGGATCATAAGCGATATTGCGATCAGCTTCGTCGGCGAGATATGCAAGGTACTCTTCGCGAGTTTGGGCTTGTGCAAAACGTCCACACATAGAAACCTCCAGTCAGTCAGACTGAAAGTATAGGGCAGGGAGAAAAAACAGGTGCGCACCGAAACTTTATGATTTTGAAACAGGGGCATGATGATGTAAATCGGAGAGGCGGTAAAGCAGGGCTTCGCGAAACTGGAAGGAGCTACGCAAAAGATGAGGATTTGGGGGCGGATTTGGGGGCGGTTTACTCTTGGGGGCTAATATGGGGGCGACAAATTAACCGATATACTCCGACATTATCCTTATGCTGTTGGTGGTATGTCATTGATATTCATCTAAGTTATTGAGCGTGCGGAAATTATGATTTCCAATCAATAATTCATGAAAAATTATCAGAGGAACAGTACCGTTGCGGTGACCGCGATAAACGCAATAAACAGCAGCACCATCACCGCTATCGCAAAGGTCGTGGAATCCTGAACGTAGGTTTTTTCCTCCCCCTTCATTGGGCCAACAAGCATGATCCAGATGAAGATAAAGGTCACTGAGGCAATCACGACTGAAACGAAAAACAAACTTTCTCTCAATTCATAACCTCAACGAGAACCTTTCGGGTGCTGTGCGGGGACGTGCTGCGGTGAAAATGTCGAATAACGAAGGTGTATATATGCCAGACCAATAAATCATGAAAATTTATCGGTCTGACAGGACACCGTTGGGGCGTTATGCCACGTTGCGGGCATGCCCGGCAAGAACGGCCAGCGCTTCACCGTTTTCGATAGTGATGTATTTACCCTTAACGGCCAGCATTCCGCTTTTCTGGAAACGACCCAGCAGACGGCTGATGGTTTCCACGGTCAGGCCCAGGTAGTTACCGATATCGCCACGCGTCATAGTCAGACGGAACTCACGCGGCGAGAAGCCACGCTCGGCGAAGCGGCGGGAGAGGTTGTAGATAAACGCAGCCAGGCGCTCTTCTGCATTCTTTTTAGAAAGCAGCAGAAT